TCTTGGATGTTTTAAATGGAATTGCTTGCGAGGAGGAAATAATTTGTCAATTTTGTTTATCTACCATTAGTTGGCGGTCGTATGGTGTTTATGACCCTGATTACCCTAAATTAATTTTTAAATAATGAAAAAACAAAAGGACGACAAAGCAAAAATTAAAGATTTAACCATGTTAGTAAAGCAATTAGCGATTAAAGAACAAAAACATAACCCACAAAGCAAAATAGCTCACAAAGCAATTCAATATTTAAGAGCATATGGATTATTGGGAGAGTACGATTATTTAAGAGATAATAAATAACAAGGGAAAACGCGAAAAGACTTGAAGCCGTAACTAGTCAAATGAGTTTTTAAGGGGTGAAATATGCCGCAATCCTATTATCTTTTAATCAAAGCCCTGGCAGTAGCATTTATTGAAGGCGTTATGGAATGGGAAGAAATTAAACCTTTAGTTAGAAAAATTCATAAAAAATGGAAACTCCAAAATGCCCGGTAAACAACGAAGATTTTTATGCTATGTATGAAAATATAATTTACTGGTTAGTAAAAGCCGCCGCGCCTTCTCATGTTTTAGGTTATGCGGCTGATTTATATAAAGAGACGCGAACAAGATTTGAACATACCGCTAACAAATGCAAAACATAAGCCCCGATTGGAATGGCTCAAGCCGTCCTGAACGCAAAATTATAAAGCGACTGATAGCTCTGGAAGGCACGCCACGAGCGATCAAATACTTTGCTAAACATTCTAAAAAAATGGGCGATTATTGGTATTGGTTTATGTTGGGGACTTTATGGGTGAATTATTGCGGGGAGAGTGACTTAAAATTATGGCGTCGATTATTTCAATCAAAGCGCCCATGTCGTGAAAGTTCATTAATGAAACCCGATGAACTGCAAGCATTTAAAAATTTTCCAGAAAGCTTTGAAGTGTTTAGAGCGCATCGGGAAAATGAAAAAGATTGGATTAGCTATACTATCTCTCTTGAAGTAGCTCTGAAATTTGCCATTCAGCGCGGAATTAGACATATAAGTGCATATATTTTGGATAAATCGGATGTGATGGCATATTTTACACGACGTGAAGAATTTGAAGTTTTGTCTTTAAATAAAAAACGCGCAATATTCATTAGAAATATCCCACTAGTGCCCAATCTTAATGTCTTGTTTTAATTGTGTTTTTGATTCATTATAATGGCAATCTTGATTCCCCGGCGGTTACTTGAATTCTTTTTTTACTCTTATTTGAGCGATGTTTGATCGTCGGGGAATTTTTAAAGCGAAAAAATCATGAAACCTTACTTTGAAACTAAGCGCGGGAAACTTTATTGCGGAGACTGCTTGAGGATTATTTATGAGCGATAAACACTATTTGCGCTTTGTGGCGTAACGCTGTATAGTAGAATTTGCTTTCTTAGTGACTTTTTGGGAAGAAAAACCCTCCTTGATTTCGGTCGGGGAGGGTTTTTTGTTTTAGGGGGTCTATTTCGGATAATAGGCAGATATTAATGAATTAATATCCTATATAAACAAAGCCTTCATACTAGTAAATCTCTTTTTACTTATATCAACTCTAAAATAAAAACTTGCATTTTTTAAAAAAAAATATCATATCTTTAAAAAGATTAAAAAATAGATTTATATAACGCTTATTTATCTAATGATAAATTACAATCAAGACAGTTTCGGACAAAAGCTCCGCGTTAATTTTAGACAGGATGTGTCAACCGCAACGGCGTATACGCTTGAAATGCAGCCCGAAAGCGGTGAGACTGTAGAAAAAGTTCCAGCTCTGGGAACAGTTGACGTTGATGTAGGAGACGAAACTTTTCTCGCAAATCAGTATGTTGAATATACTATTGAAGAGAATGTTTTTGATGACTACGCGGGGAGGTGGAGGGCTAAGGCAATTGCAACTTTGCCGACTGAGACCATTTCGACAAATTATATGTTTTTTGGAGTTTTAGACTAATGGCGGGAGGAAGACCACGAAAATTTTCAAACCCTGCAGAGCTGCAAAAAAAGATCAACTCATATTTTGAGGACTGCAGGAGAGAGGAGGAACCGCCGCGGATTACTGCTCTTTGTGAATATCTCGACATACATCGCGACACGCTCTGCGAGTATGAGAAAAAAGAAGAATTTTCCGACACAATAAAAAGGGCAAAACAAAAAGTGGAGGACTCCTTCGTCAGACACGCGCTTATTGAAAGTAAACCAACCGGGGCTATTTTTTTGCTAAAAGCTTGTTTCGGGTACAAGGACAATCTGCAGTTAGAGCACGCCGCTACGCCTGAAACAAAATTCGAAGTTAGCTTCATCAAGAGCGACAAGAGAGTGGATGCAAATTAACTTCACCGAACATTTCCAAGCCCTTTTCCGCCCGAAACGCTACAAAGTATATTTTGGCGGTCGTGGAGGCATGAAAACAGCCTCTTTTTCGAAGGCTCTTCTTTTTTACGCAAGACAACGCCCGCTTAGGGTTCTATGTCTACGAGAGTTTCAAGGGTCAATTAAAGAGTCCGTCCACTCCTCTCTTAGCCGGGAGGTTAACGAACTCAACATGAGTGATTTTTTCACAGTTCAGGAAACGTCTATCAAGGGACGTAATGGCTCGCTATTCATCTATGCCGGAATAGCTCGCAACCCAGAGGCGATTAAATCATATGATGATTTCGATATTTGTTGGATAGAGGAGGCGGAGGCGATTTCCGAGAGAAGTTTAAGAATTGTCAAACCGACGATCCGTAAAGAGGGAAGTGAAATTTGGATTAGCTTTAACCCAGAAAACGAGTTTGGGGCGGTCTACAGCGAGTTTGTAAAGCCCTATATTGACAAAATTAGGTCGCAAGGATTTTACGAAGATTCAGCTCTATATGTGACTCGCGTAAATCTACCGGACAACCCCTTTGCTAGTGAGGTTCTACGAAAAGAAAGCGCAAAAATGAAGGCGGAAAATTACAAGGAATGGCTTCACGTTTACGGCGGAGAATGCGATATGAATTATAAGCATTCTATTATTCAGCCGGAATGGTTTGAGGCTGCGATAGACGCGCACATAAAACTGGGATTTAAAGCTGAGGGTGTCCGGAGCATGGGGTTTGATCTTGCTGATACAGGCGATGATAAAGCTATTACTATCCGTCATGGTTCAGTTGTCACCCATACAAAGCGGTGGAGCCATGGGGAATTGCCGGAAGCAATCGACATTGCATTTGAGGAAGCCGGCGCCGCAAATGCGGACTTCATGGTCTATGACGACGACGGCCTCGGCAAATCCATGAAAGTTTATCTTGCAAAGTCTCTTACAAAATCTACTGCCTTCAAACATTTAAAGGTCATCCCCTATAATGGAAACGCTAGAATTGATGACCCCGATGATTATTACGAAACGCCGATTCCAGGGCAAAAGGCGATTTACAATCGCGATAAATTCAAAAACCGAAGAGCGCAAAAGTATTGGGAGTTAAGAGATCGGTTTGAAGCGACATATAATGCTCTCGAAAAACACATTTACACAGACCCCGACAAGCTAATTAGTATTTGTTCAGATTGTGAAGACTTGGATGTGTTAAAATCGGAAATCGTAAAAATAAAGCGTCTCAGGGGAAACAATACCCAGATTCAGATTCAGTCAAAAAAAGATGCGATTAAAGAAAACATCAAAAGTCCGAATATGGCGGATAGTTTGAAGATGTCTTTTGCTAATCCAGTCCCTTTTATTAATTCTCCCTTAAAAAGTTTAGAGTTTCAAAGTGAGTTTTGAGCATATAGACGTACTTGAAGCGTTTGAAGAAACGTTTAATTTTGACAAAGAAGAGCGGGAGTTGGCGGTCAAGGATTCTCTTTTCCTGAATGCTGAGGGCGCCATGTGGGAAGATGATATTATAACAAAAAGAAAAAACCGTCCTAGATATACTCTTGATAGAATTTCACCGGCGGTTGATCAACTTATTGGCGATCAAAGACAGAATCAAATCGGAATAAAAGTAGTGCCGGAAAAAGATGGCGAAGAAAATATTGCAAAAATTTTAACGGGTAGAATCAGGAGTATAGAACAAATAAATAGCGTTCAAAATGCGTATGATAACGCTTTTAGAGAAATTCTAGAAGGTGGATATGGAGGGTGGAGAATTCTGACTGAATTTGAAAACAACATGTCTTTTCAGCAGAGAATAGTAATTAGACCTATTTTGTCGGCGGCTTCTTGTTTATTTTTTTCATCTGACGCCACTATGTATACAAAAGAAGATGCCACTCAGAGTTGGTTAATTAGCTGGCTTCCGACCACCCAATTTAAAAAAGAATATCCCGAAGCTGAAATAGCCGATTTTGAGTCTGGTCTTTCCGTAAATAAGTTTTCTCATAATTGGTTTTCAGGCGATAAAATTAGAGTGGCTGAATATTGGTATAAAGAGTTTAAGAAAATAAAAATCGGATTGCTTTCAGATGGGCGCGTTATTAATTTGGAAGAAGAAAGGGCCGTGCTTGACGAATTGTCAGAGCAAGGGATAAAAGTTATTCGGGAACGAGAAACTGAAACGTTTAAAGTTAAAATGCGCCATATGAGCGGCGCGGAGTTTTTAACCCCTCCTGAAGACTGGGCGGGTAAATATATCCCGCTTGTTCCTCTTTATGGCAAACAAGCATTTATCGATGGAAAACAATATACCAGGGGAATGGTAAGAAAACCGAAAGACGCGCAGCGAATTTATAATTATGCGACAAGCAACGCGATAGAAGTAACTGCGTTAAGTCCCAAAGACCCATTGTGGTATACTCCGACCATGATAGCGGGATTAGACCAGCATTGGAAAGATTTTCCGGTTAAAAATACTCCTTTTCTACCTTACAACCCGGATACAAATGCGCCCGGGCCTCCGCAGCGAAGCGGCGCTCCGCAGGTTCAAGGCGCTTTATTACAACAAATAGAGCAAGCAGCAAAAGATATTTACCACACCACTGGCATTGAGCCGCCAAGTTTAGGACATAGCCCTGAATTGAAAAGTGGAAAAGCTATTATCGCGCAGCAAAAAATGGGGGATAGAGGGTCATATGTCTACGCAAGCAATCTTCAAAAATCAATAAAATACACAGGAGAGATATTAATTAATTTAATCCCAAAAATTGACGATACATACCAACAAGTAAATATAATGAATTTGGACGGGCAAAGAGAGCTGATTGAAATAAACAAACCCCACACTGATGAACTGGGAGAAGCAATTATTGACCGTCAAACAGGAAAGCAAGTCATAATAAATGATCTTTCCAAGGGTGAATACTCAGTAATTGTCACCACCGGCCCCTCTTATGCGACACAAAGAGAAGAGACTGCTCAACAACTATCTCAACTTGCGAATAATAACGAGCTAATTTCAAAACTTGTCCTTGATTTGATTATTGATAATATGAATTTGAATAAGGGGGAAGAAATTAAAGAGCGAGTGCGCAAACATATGATTCAACAGGGATTTATCGAACCGACTGAAGAGGAAATAAAGAAACTAAAACTAGATCAACCGCAACAGCCCGACCCGATGCAGCAGGCATTAGTGGAAAATGTCCAAATTCAGACAGAAAAACTAATCTCTGAAATCAGGAACAAAGACGCTGATACGCAGAAGAAAATTTATGAAGCTCAAGAAATCACGGTAGACGCTTTAAAGACTATCAAAGAAATATTATTGAAAAAATACGAACAGGGAGCGCCGGTAACAGAAAGTGAGATTGAGCTTGCAGAAGGCCAAGAAGCGCTGGTTGGGGAAGGTCAAATTGACACACTCGAACAAAACGAACTCGCCAATTCAAACCAATTAGCAACAAAATGAAAGAAATAAATTTAGACGCATTGCCAGCAGCAGATAAAGAAAAACTTGCTACTCTCAATATCGATGACATCATTATGCTGCAGGGCGTAAAATATAAAGTTGAACAACTATTTTCTAACGGCAGGCAACGGGCGGCAAAGCTTGTCCCTGTCTAACTTCAAAGCCAACGGGCGGCTTATGCCCGGCCAAAATCCACTTTAAGGAGTGACATGGATAATGAACAAACTACACTGGAAAGCGTCGAAGAGAACACCGAGCAACAACCAGGGGCGGCACCTGAACTCGACCCGGAACCAGAACAACCGGCGGAACAACCGGCGGAACAACCGGCGGAACAACCGGCGGAACAACCTGCTCGTACTGATGAAAGTGGGTTTCAAAAAAGAATAAACAAGGTTACGGCTGAAAAATATGAATATCTGAGAAGAGCGCAAGCAGCGGAAGAAAAGTTAAAACAATATTCTCAATCAGAGTCTCCTTCTCCGAAGGAACCCTCTCTTGAATCTTTTGATTATGACGCGGATAAATATCAAGAGGCTTTGATTGCTTATAAAGTTGATCAACGTTTTCAAGCCGCAGAGGAAAGGAAACGGCAACAACAACGCGACGAACAACAAGCGCGGGCGGCAAGCGAATTCGCCCAAAAAGTTGCGGCTTCCAATGTCCCGGCAGATTATAGCGAGGCAATTGATAAAATGACACAATCAATTGTTTTCGATATGAATATTCTCTCGGCTATTCAGCAAGCTGAAAATGGCCCTGACTTAGCTTATTATCTGGCTAACAATCTTGATGTCGCTGATCGCGTGTCAAAAATGACTCCTGTAAGCGCCGCTCTAGAATTGGGAATACTTTCAGCTAAATTATCAGCCACTCGCCAAAAGACAAACACACAGATGAGTCAAGCTCCTAACCCGATAACGACGGTTAAAGGACAAACTGGCGCGTCGAAGAAAAACATAAGGGATATGACTATGGATGAAATCATGGCAGACCCTAACATATAGGAGTTAAAAATGGCTAATGCTTTGAAGGTGACAGATGCGCTGTCTAAAATCGCAGTTAAACGTTTTTTGAACGCGGGCGTGTTGATGCAAAAAGTAGACCGACAGGTTGATAAAAGTGGTATTTTTGCCACAAAAATAGGGGATTCGGTGCGCATTAGACGTCCTGTTTATTTGCCTTCAAGTGATGATCCCGTAATTAGCGCGGGCCAAATAACCGATTTAGAGGAAGGTATTGTTACCGTAACCCTGGATAATTATAAAAAGGTAGTATACGCGCTTACCAATGAAGACTTAACATTGAGAGCTGATAAATTGGCAGAGCGCTACGCAAAACCTGCCATGAATCGCATTGCCCAGGATGTTGAAAGCTCAATTGCGGTCGCCGCATATCGAGGGTTCACTAATTTCATAGGAACCCCCGGAACCGCCCCCTCAACATTTTTAGAGGTGGGGACGGCAGGCGCTGTTCTGGATGAGTTGGGCGTTGAAATGACAGACCGAGTAGCCTTTTATGATCCTAAAGCTACGATTGCGTTGGCAAACGGATTAAAAGATGTTAACCCTGACAGAATCGCCATAAGTGCGATTGAAAAGGCCAAAATTGGTGAATATGGCAATTTTGAGTTATTTAAAAGTCAATCGTTAAGTATGCATACGACAGGCGCTCATGGTGGAACTCCCCGTGTGAATGGGGCCTCTCAAGATGTGACTTATGCGGCAAGCAAAGACACAAACACGCAGATTTTAAATACGGATGGCTGGCCAAATTCAATTACAGGAGTATTGAAGGCAGGCGACAAGATAACGATGCCGGGAGTATACGGTGTCAATAATATGACGGGAGAAAGCACGGGACGTCTTTTGACATTTACAATTGTTGAGGACGCTGACAGCGGGGCTGCTACGGGGCCTGCGGCGTTAACCATCGCTCCGGCCATGATTACCACAGGCCCGTATAAAACCGTTACAGCGGCGCCCGCTGATAATGCGCTTATAACTGTCTTGACTGGGACGGCCTCAACCGCTTATCGCCAAAATTTACTGTTTCATCCAAACGCGATCACACTTGCGTTTGCCAGACTGGACGTCCCGACTGAAGGAGTGGATGCCTCAAGAATAACGTATGACGGCGTTTCAATTGCGGTGTTTAAGCAATTTGATATTACATTAAAAAAGACGATTCTTTCTTTTGATGCGTTGTGGGCGGTAAAAGTGCAGAATCCACAATGGGGACTGGTTCAAACTGGTTAAATCAAACAAAAAAATCGTTGGTAAATGATTAATTGGAGATAATTTAAAATGTATAATAATAGCAGGGAAATATCCGACGATGTTGCAGCCGCAACAGCTGAGGCTATCGTAATTACGTGGACTGCGAACGAGCCAACAGCCGGGGTTACTCAAACGATTGCGGATGGAGACGGCGCGGCCTTGACAGACGCCGCTATCGCAATTACATGGACTGCGAACGAGCCAACAGCCGGAGTTACTCAAACGATTGCGGATGGCGATGGCGCGAATCCTACCGCAGTCGTCATGACAATGACCTGGACGGCCAACGAGCCAACTCCATCCAGCTCGCAAACAATTGCCGACGGCTCCAGTGTGACGGCAGCAGAAACAGGGCAATGGATAAGAAATATGGAGGCGAGATTGGCGGAGATTGTTGCGGACGCCGTCACTTACAGGGCCGAGCGTGTTGAGTTGTATCAAGCAGTCCAAAATTTGAATACTCAACATTCAAAGGCCGTCGCCGACTTGACAAATCTTAAAGCGGAAGTTGCCGAATTGTTTCAAGCTGTCGCAAATCTAAACGCGCAGGTAACCAAGATAATTACGGATGTGGGTTTAATTCGGACGGCGGTTAATTCTTAATCTATAGCCGGGCGTCTTATAGCCCGGCCATCAAAAATTTATTATGGCCTCTAAAACAAACGTGACACTTAGTCGGTCATGGGCGGAACTGGCGGATGGAGCTTGCTCGATAATTCTTGTTACGGGCGGCGTGTTCTGGCTATATGTGGGGACTTCTTCTCCCAGTGATGATACGGCATATTTCCCGGTTACAGCGGACGAGAAATATTATTCATACCCTGGAACCCAAAAAGTTTATGGGAAGGTTCCAAATTTAGATATTCCAACGATTGTCGCGCCGGTGGAGATTAGCTAAGATGGCAGGAAAAGGGATTGAATCTAAAATCAGCCGTTATATATATGATGTTGGATTTATTGACGGTTTTGTGGTCAAATATAACACAACAACAGCAGTTACGATTACATCCGGCCAAGTAGAAGCAAATGGAAAAAGATATACTCTTTCAGCGAACGCCTCCCATTCAATGACAAGCCTTGCAAGTGGAGCTGATTTTCATTACATTTATATTGATGACGACGCCAGCTCTCCTCCCGCCGCGACTATTATTGACTCCACAACGGAACCTTCCTGGAGCGATTCAGAACGAGGCTGGTACAATGGCGACGACCGTTGTATTGGAGTGGTTTATAGTGCGGTCGGAAGCGCAACTGTCGCATATTTTGATATTCTATCTTTAAGTGATAAAACTTTTCGTGTAGAATGGCCTGCTTATAATGGGTTGAGTATGAGTATTGCCAATAATATCAATCCTACGGGAGCTTGGCAGGAACCTAATGTAGTCAACACAGATTATTTTACGCCTGTAAATGCAGTTGAAGTTAGATTGAGAATATTGGGTGATGATCTTTTGGCGCGAGCTGCTGTTTATTGTGTTAATTCTGAGTCCGCGGCTATAAATACAAATGTATATGACACTGCGACTCAAATAATTGGATTTGGCAATGTTACTTGGCCCGGATGGGTAAATTTAGGACCATCTCGCCAAATAAAACTCGGAGGGGATGCTGATGATGACAATGTTTTATCGGCTCGTGTTTCGGGTTGCGCATATATGAGATAAAAAATATGACACAGTATGTAATTCAAATTCAATTTGAAGCAAATGGAATTGGGGTGGGTTGGCTCGCTAAAAGTTTTAAGGTTACGGAGGAATATCCAGTCCCGGAGGTTGTTCCGCCACACAGAGTCCAGGCGATTTTGACGAACACAGAAAGTTTTGATGAGATTGTCGCGGCTTATGCACAATATGGATGGCCCGGCGTTCAATTCAGTTATGATGAAGGCGAGGGAACGATTTCTTGCACGGGCGAATACGAGCATACTTGGGATATAAATTAAAAATGGCGACGGCGCTTAAAATAATTGAACGGGCTTTCTCTAAAATTGGCGTAAAAGCTGCGGAAACACCTTTGCAACCGTCGGAAATAAATGATGGCCTGGATGTTTTAAATGACATGCTGGCCACATGGGGAGCAACCGGGGTGTTAAAGGGCGTTGATCCGGTTATGAATGCCACTGATGAAGTAAAAGCTCCTCGGTATTCACTTTGGGCGATTAAAGCAAATGTGGCAATTTTATTAGCTGGTGAATACGGGATTCAGGTTTCTCAAGCCATGGCAAATGACGCTGTCAGCTCTTTACAGCAAATGACAATGGCCCAAATTGACATGTCTGACATTCCTTTTCCGTCCACATTGCCGGTGGGTTCAGGTAATTATGATGGCATGGGCGTAGAGGAAGATTTTTTCTCAATTGACAATACCCAAAATTTTTAATGTCTCGGGTAACTTTAAGTTTAGGACTTGGTTCTTATGAAAGCGCGTCGAAGCCTTTTTCAGCTCAACGATGTGTAAATTTATACGCTATTTCCGCGCAAGCGCAAGCGTTGTCTGAATTTATACTTAATTATACGCCTGGAATTGTCCTTTTTGCGAGTGTGGGCGCTCATAAATCAAGAGGCGCCATCGTTATGAACGGCGTTTATTATGTCGTCTCCGGCACTACTTTATATTCTATTGATGAGCTTGGAAATATTACTTCGCGAGGAACTATTCTTGGAACCACCCGCGTTTCTATGGCCCACAATGGAGAAAAACTTTGTATTGTGGTTCCGGGAGGAAATGGATATGTCTATAATGCCACGACCACGACCTTAACTCAAATTACTGACCCCGACTATCGAACCGCTGACACGGTTTGTTTCAAGGACGGTTATTATGTCTTTACAGAAACGGATTCGAATGTGTTTTTTAACTCCGCTTTAAATGATCCGTTAACCTTTGCCGCCTTAGATTTTGGAACTGCGGAGCAATCTCCGGGAAATATTGTTGCTTGCCATGCCACTCATGATGAGGTGTTTATTTTAAAGGAAAATACGACGGAAGTTTTTCAGAATGTGGGTGGGGCAGGATTTCCTTTTCAACGGATTCCAGGCGCAAGTTTTGAGAAAGGGACTTTCTCGAAATATTCTCCCATTCAATGGGAGGGCACATTTTATTTTGTAGGAGGCGGTATAAATGAAAAAGCGGCTATTTTTCAGGCCACGACAGGAGAGCCAGCCAAAATCAGCACGGATGCGATAGCTCACGAAATACAAAAATTCACAAAAGCAGAGATAGCGGAGTCTTTTTCTTTTACTTATTCGACTGAGGGGTCTTCTTTCGTCGGGTTTACTTTTCGCTCCATAAATATTCCGTCGCGAACTTTTGTGTATAATGTAACAGCTAGTCAATCTTTAGGTCATCCTGTTTGGTTTGAACAACAAACCGGAATTTCAGACAATGCCTGGCGTATAAATTCACTTGATTCTATTTATGATAAATTGATTGTGTCCGATAATATTGATGGACGGATTGGGTATCTTGATTCAAATATTTTCACAGAATACGATGACCCCATAATCAGGGAAAAAATAACAGGCCCTATAGAAGCTAAAGGGAAATCTATTTATGTAAAAGCATTAGAGTTAACATTGGACGCGGGACAAGGAACTATTTCCGGTCAAGGTGTCAATCCTAAAGTTATGTTGGATTTTTCAGATGACGGAAGCCGAACATGGAGTAATGAATTTACGCGGGAAATGGGTAAAATAGGAGAATATTTTAGACGGGTGGAATGGCGCCGCCTTGGCCGCGCTCCGGCTCATAGAGTTTGGCGTTTTCGAGTTTCAGACCCGGTAAAAACAACTTTTATTAAACTTGAAGCGGAGATTGATATTGGCGACTAAAAAAATAATCCCTCCACGTCGTTCGGATGAGATAACCAATAAACGCGGACAAGCGACTCCTCGAGCGAGTAAATTTTTTGAAGAAATAAGCGCTCAAATGTCATCCATAGCAGATGTCACTTTGGGAGGTTCCCCTACGGCAAATGAAGTATTGCTTCGGGATAAAATTAATGAGCTTTTAGAGGCGTTAAGAAACAGGGGACTTTTGGAAGAATGAAAATAAAAAAATTATGGGATGGCCTTAAGAACCAAAATGTTAGTGATTCAAGCGGGAAAACGTGGAGTGTGGCAAATTTAATTGAATACACAAAGGATTTGCCGGTTATGGAGATTCCTTTAGATCATCTTTGTATCGATAAAGATTTAGGAAATATAAATCTCAGGAAGTTTGTGGCTCATTTAATCCATGTTCGCGATTGCGATCTTGATATTCCGATAATTTTAGATGAAAATGGGAGCATTTTTGACGGATTTCATAGAGTGGCTAAAGCCATTTTGGAAAATAAAGAAACAATCAAAGCAGTTAGATTTGAAGAAGACCCTCCCTGGCTCTATAGCGCTCAGAGTTGAAAAAGTGACTAAGAAAGTTTTGCTGCATACTCCCCACAATAACAAGAAAGAAAAAATGGCGCGTGGAAGTGCATTGACCCTAAGATAAATGATAGCAGAATTATCAAACAGAGAATTTATTACTCAGTATCGTAAAAAGTTATTAGAAATTCAGGAAGCGGCCAAAAAAGAAGAACAAATTGAACTTCCCGTTTATCATGATTTTACGCCAGGGCTTTATTTGAGACGTATTTTTATGGCCGCCGGAACGTTTGTAATTGGAAAA